TTTATACGGAGAAATTGTTATGCGTTATGCAGATTCTGAAAGTAACACAAGCTATCATATTGTTCAAAGAGGTACTGCTCCCCAACCAATTAATACTCGTGGTCGGCGCTCCCCTTGGCGAGAAAGGTTTGAGCGAATGCAACCACTAGAGTGGTTTGTTGTACCATATGCTGATCGCCAAAGAACTCAGGCGGCGGCGGCAAACCATCTCAAGGGGCGGTACAGCTTCTACAAGATTAACAATGATGGTGATTTCTGCCTGTTAAAACTCTGCTAATTGCGGGGGACTTTAGGGAGCTTCGGCTCCCTCTTTTTTTTACACTTCAAAGGATATTTTAAATGAAAAAACTTAAAGTAATTTTGTATTTTGACACCTTTGAACAAGCGGCAGAGCAAGGATACTTTGATGCCAAACGGGACAGTAAAACTGAACGATGGTGCAAAGAGTTTGAAGTAAATTATTGCTCTGATTATTATATTGAAGATGGTGATGGTTGTCACATGGGGAGTTATGAGGTATGAGTATGTTATGGAAGAATGAGTGTAATCACCCTGAAGAAGATTATTTATTTAGTATTACTGGCCCTGTTCATTCCTATGATGTATGGTACTACAGGCATAGCCTTGGTGATGAAAATGAGTTTTGTCTGCGCTATGGTAATGAAGACCATGAATATAAAAGCAGTTGGGATTGTGCATGGATTGAACGGCGCATCTCTCATCTAAATAAATTTGCTGAAACTCCAACAGATAGGATGGAGTTAATAATGTTTATCAACATGAAAGATAAGATACGAGAAAAAGGTTATTGGGATATTGATTGGGATCTTGCTCCAGAAACAACAGAACTACAGCGGGTTGCCAAGTATGATGATGCACCAGAAGATACTGGCAAAGATAACTGGCGGCTTGAAAGATTAAATTAGAATGGGCTTCTACGTCTTTAAAACCCCCTTACAGGGTAAGGGGTTTTAAAGACTTAAGAAGCCCCCCCACCACCGACGATGACAACGGAGATTGATATGATTGTGTTCGCATACCCCAGCAAAAAAGTATTGAAAGAAAACATCGGCAACGAGTTGCGATATATTGAAACGAGTATGTTTGGCCCAGAGTATCGGGCAAATGGTGTGTTAGTCGGGGCTAATCGGCCTCACATAACAGGGATTGGGCGCGAGTTTTTCGCCAAGGTCACAATGGTTGATGGTAAAATTTCTAAAGTTTCTTAAGGAGAAAACATTATGGCACACGCTACTGGTTACTTTACTGTAGAAATGGAAGTAGATGTTAACGATTACGATGGTCAGTTTGACATAGAGTTTGATGGCCTCAGTGATGTTATTGATACTGCTATAGCAGAAGGCTACACCCCAGAAGAAATTATTGACTATTGTTTTGATGACCAAAAGGTTGACCCCTCAAAGTTTATGCAGGAATACATGACAGTTGAGCAGATTAATCAGCTATATCATGAGGCTGTTGCTAACAAGCTGGATTTATTAGCACTTACAGTATCTAATCAACGCGATAAAATTAAAGAGCTTGAAGAACAACTTGCAGAAGCTACTAAAACTGATGAGGAGGCGCTAAAAGATGTAGCGTATTGATATGAAATTTCGTTTAGTTTATATGAATGTAGCTAGAACTGTTGATCTGCCAGTTACTTCTGAAGAGTTAGAAAACTGGCAGAAAAACAGAATGACGGCGGGTGAGGCTATGCCTCGCCTGTCTCAAACACAACTTAATTTTATTACACATGGTGTGTATCCTGATGATTCTTTTTTTGATTCTGTTGAGGATTTAGAAAATGTACTTGACTCATGCGACAGAGGTACAAAAGTTTTCCAAGATATCTAGTTCTAACCTTGCCGATGTAATACTTATGGTCGTGTTGAGTATTCAACAGCCGTGGTATGCTGTTGGTAATCAACTCAAAGATGTAAAAGTAAACGGCATTAACTCTAGATTTATTTGGGGTAACAAGGCCAAGGCTTACAAGTCTCTCATGTCCCGCAAAGAATTTATTTATTCTCAATATCTTGCAGTTCTTAATTCAAACAAGCCTGATGATGACAAAGCCCTGTCTCTGATGAATGTATTCTTACAGATTGATGGGTTAAACATGGTAAAGGCTGGCTTTGTTTGTCAATTATCCGCAGGATTGGTGGGATGTATTGACATTCACAACCTACGGATGTACAGTATCCCCCTGAAAGATTTAAAATTAGCTAAGTCTGTAAAATCTAAAGCTATAAAAAATCGTCGTGTTATGAATTATATTTCTATATGTCACGACATTGGTACAGAAAAGTTATGGAACACTTGGTGCAATACACTTGCTACCAAGTCCAAAAGATTTGAGGATGGCTTTCATGTATCCCAAGTGCATTACAGCTATCTTCAAGATGCGGTAAACCTTTAACTAACTGGAGACATATTATGTCAGATGTAATTTCTATCTTTGGTACTGAGCGCCCAGCAGATCCTTTTGCTGGCAAAGGCTATGGTGTTGCTGATTTTCCTGTGGCAACCCGACCCCTGCTTTACTTTAATGATGATACCGATCAGTGGTATGACTCATCAAAGGTTGCAGTAGTTCGTACTGATACTATGGACGAGCTTGGTGTTCATGGTAAAAACTACAAGCCTGTCGCACCCCGCGAATTGATTGATACTCAACGTGCAATCATTATGCGTAGTGATTTAAACACTGACGGCATCACTGAAACTATTGAGTGCAGTCACAATGGTGCGGCTACGTTTGTTAAGTACAGGCTACCAGAGCATAGCTTTGCTACACCTGATGGTGACACAGCACAGCTTACGTTCTTGGGTATTACCTCTCTCAATAGTACTTTCTCTTTCTTGTTGTCTGTTGGTGCTCGACAATCTGCTTGCTTTAATGGTCAAGTATTTGTTAGTGGCGAGGCTGGTTTATTTAAGGCTCGACACACAAAGAATCTTGATATCAATGCGGCGGCAAGATCTATCAGCAAGTCGATAGCTATCTTTGACAAAGAGCGTGAGCTTTGGGCGCAAATGTATCAGACTAAAGTTACAGCCGCACAAGTAATGTTTACCTTTGCAGAGGCGGCTGGATGTTTAGATCTAGTCCGCGCTACTGTAGCTGAATGTGGTCCTTCATGGTCAGCAGTGTTTGATCAACTGCCGCGCCAGAACAGCAGTCTTACCTATCTTGTCAAGGCTTGGAATGAGTACTCAGACAAGATGGGCTACAACCAGTGGGCTGTATACAACACTCTAACTGATTGGTCTACTCATGCTCCAGCATCTAGCAAGAGATCTGTACCTAACATTGCTTCAGTGAGGCAGAAGCGTTCAGATGTTGTTCGGAAGGTATGTACATCTGATGTCTTCCGTATCGCGGCCTGAGAAAGTTGATATTGAGTCTCTTGTTCAGCTTTATATTTATCTCAAGCCTAACCCTGATTACTCAGGGCTGGCTCAAGAACTGAGAGATTTACATTTTGCTGAGTCTGAGATCTTTAATATCCTTCACAAAGTTCGTGAAGGTTACTACTAATCAAAGCCCTTCGGGGCTTTTTTTAGACCTTCTTGTTTTAAAACCCCCTTACAGGGTAAGGGGTTTTAAAACTTAGAAGGTCTTAGAGGAGACGCAACGATGTTAATAGACTTTATGCCCAATGGCCCAGCCAGTGACTACGATACAGTAATCACTGCATTTAATTTTGTAGACCACTTTATCATATGGCAAGAGGACACCCAGCAATATATTTTAAACGGACGGCCTGAAGAAATGGAGATGGCCCTACGCAGTTTACTAATTGAAAGGGGTACAGCAGATGATACTGAAACAGAATGAAGAGCCGGTGATAAATACAGATAGGCTAGTCAGGTCAGCAATGAATGATGAAAACTATTGCTCTTTTATTCTGGACTGCCTGCACAACGAACAAAGCAAGTGGTCTATGGATCAGCTAATGAAGTTTTGGATCAATGCATCTTATTCAGATGACACCGTTGAACAATGGATAAACCGACACAGAGGAACGTAATATGTATTATGTAGCACCTAAACTACAGCGCGGCAACGGCATGATTATATGGCGTCATGTCAAAAAGTTGACAACCTTCAAAGCTACTGATGGCATGGAATATGTAGTCGCTAAAAGTAAAAAAGAGATGGATCAGTCACTGCCGATTTATATTGGCATAGGTGACAAGCTAGTAAAGACTAGACGTTACGAGATACGTTGGCTTGATGAACTAATTCAATCGGACGGGAGATAATGATGAGCGATCAACCTTTAATCGTTTGGGTCATGGAATACTACGATACAGTCGCAGGAGAAAAGTCACTTGATCTGTACAAGACAGAAGAGATGGCTCAAGAAGACAAAAGAAAGCTGACGGCTGACGGTACTATTTGCGATGTTTTAATCTATCAAAGGATGGTATGGCAATGAATATATTACAAGACTTGCGTCAATTCAGACAGACTTTACGCGATCTTAAGGCTGACAATCTACGCACGATGCGAAAATATGAACGTCTTTTTGGTAAAGCAGATGCTCTTACCTATCACATGAGCGGTATGGCACATGGTAAGACTGCGGCTTTGATGCAGATTGACTATCTTATTGCAAGACTAGAAATGGAGGAAGAGTATGGGAACGCCTAGTATATATGGCTCGTTTAGTTTTGTGACAGAACTAGACTGTGATTGGGCAACAATGGACATTAGAATTTTTTACACAAATCACTCAGAGGGGATAGACCTTGATAAAATCGAAATGGTTGGGGGTAACTTGGCTGGAGATAATGTCAGTAGTTACTTCAATACTGATTATATATTTGATCTTATACGTGATGAGATAGCTGAAG